CCGCCGCCGCCGCCGTCGTGGCTCTTGATCGGCAGGAGTGGCACTCGGGGCGCGTGCAGAGCGGGCCCTACGACAACCCGCACCCGGACTATCCGCACCTGCACCGGTACTCGGTTCAGGCTGAGGTCACCACGGAGTCTGAGCGCCTCGAAGTAGACTAGAGCCAAGCCCGCCCGAGGTGCGGGGACCCCGCACTACAAGGAGGACTGAATGCCCGTCAACGGCAAGAGCGATGCCTCAAACGTCATCGCACCCAAGCCGATGTCCGTCATCGGCGGTGTGTTCGTGTGCACTACCGAGGACGCCAAGAAGATCACCGCCCACGTTGACCTTACCAATGCCCCGACCGGGGTGACGCTGGAGGCCATCGGCTACTTGACGGATTCCGGCCCGAAGCGCTCCATCTCCAACTCCACCTCAAAGGTGAAGGCGTGGGGCGGCGACGTCATCCTGTCCACCCGTGAGGGCGCTGAGGCGACAGTCGAGATTCCGGTCGCCGAGTACCTGAACATCACCGGCCACAAGCTCGTTTACGGCGACGCCAACGTCACCAAGACGGGCAAGAGCATCAACATCGTCGGCAAGCTCAACGAGATTCCGCCCCACCGCGGAATCGTGGTCATCGTCAACACCGACGTTGCCAGGGGAACCATCGTCTACGACGACGCCCAGGCCGTTATCGATGGTGATGTCGAGATGAACGGCAAGGACATCATGGCCAACACCCTGAAGCTCGACCTGTTCCCGGTAGACGGGGCGTTCTACCGCGAGTTCTGGGTCAAGAACTGACACACCCAAGCACCAACCGAGAGGATCACACAATGACTAAGCCCGCCGCCGGCGCCTTCCTCGTCCCGGGAGCCAAGGCCGACAAGGCTGAGAACCGCTTCATCTTCCGCCTCCCCGGCGAGAAGGAGGACCGGTCGATGCCGCTCTTGAAGCACATCAAGGCGTCTTACCGCCGTCGCCTCTCCGAGGTGTCTCGACGCCTGAAGGATGAGGACTCCTCTGAGGACGCTCAGGCGCTCGCCCGCCTTGAGGCCGAGGCGATCCAGTTCGAGATCATCGAGGACTGTTGCCCTGGTCTGACTGACGTCGTTTCCAGCGACCAGCTGGAGGCGATCATCACCGCTTGGGGAGAGGCATCCGGTACCTCTGTGGGGGAATCCTCGGCCTCCTGACGGAGGCCTACCGCTACGAGAACGCGGTGAGGTCTGACTTGCTTGGGATGGGGCGGTCACTCGACGACGTGTGGAGTGGCCGCCTCTCCTGGCGGGACCTCAAGGCATATCTCGTCAGCCCGCCGATGGGCTCATGCCTGGCCGTGGCCCGCGGATCGTGGTCGCCGAATGAGCACATGCAGTCGCTCATCGTGCACCTGCTGCGCGTCCTGTCCTGGCAGACCGCCGGTGACAAGCGCGTGGACCCGCCCGAGTACATGCCAGTGACCAACCTGATCCGCCCGCCCGAGAACGACACAGACAGTGCCACGCCATACGGCGAGGGCACCTCGATTGACGAGATGCGCCGCATCCTGAACCTACCGGAGGACATCGATGGCTGACGGGCCTAAGCTCGCGACCGCGTACTACGAGCTCATTGCCGCGGCCCCCGGTGCCGAGAGGCAGATCACCGACGCCATCATCCCTCCGGCCAAGAAGGCCGGAGAGGAGGCAGGCAAGGAGGCTGGGGAGAAGATCGGTGAGGGCGGTGCCGACGGAGGCTCTAAGTTCGGGGGCCTCTTTGGCGAGAAGCTGCAGGGGGCGATTAACCCCACGCTGATCGCCGCAGCGCTCGGAACCGCCGCCATCGGGGTCGGCAAGGCGCTGTATGACATCGGGGCAGAGTTCGATGGCATGTCGGACACCATCCGCACAGGCACGGGCGCCACCGGAGAGGCGCTGGAGAGCCTGGAGAACAGCGCGAAGAAGGTCGCCACGACGGTCCCGACCACCTTCGAGGACGCCGGGCAGACTGTCGCGGACCTGAACACTCGACTGGGCCTCACGGGCGATGAGCTGGAGACCGTGGCATCTCAGGTCATCGCGGCCGGAGACCTCTTCGGCGAGAAGCTCGACATCAACAAGCTCTCCTCTGCGATGTCCGCCTTCGCCATCCCGGCCACGGAGACGTCTGAGGTGATGGATGAGCTGTTCCGTATCAGCCAGGCCACCGGCGTGTCGATGAATACGCTGGCTGAGTCGTCTGCGAAGGC